GGTTACTGTGACCCTCAATGAATACGGTAACGCAACGGTAACAACCGCTAAATTGCGTGCATCGTCTTTCCTCCCTGTGGACCCAGTAGCCGCTAACGCTGTTGGTTACAACGCTGGTTTGTCAATTGACACCATCGCTCGTAACGCTCTCCAGGCTGGTACAAATGTTATTTACGCAACGGGTGGCGCACAAACTGCTACCACTCGTTTGACAATGAAGACAGACCAGACACTTGTTGCTAAGGACATCCGCCGTGCTGTTGCAGCATTGCGTGGAGCAAATGTTCCAACAATCGGTGGCAACTATGTCGGTTTCATCCACCCAGATGTTTCGTACGACCTTCGTGGTATTACAGACGCATCAGGTTGGCGTGACTCATACAAGTACACCAACGCAATGCCTCTTTACAACGGTGAAATTGGTATGTTTGAAGGCGTTCGCTTTATGGAGTCGCCTCGTGCGCCTCTGTTCACTAACGCTTACAACGGTGCAGGTGCCGCTGGTACTGGTGACTCATACGGAACCCTCATCATGGGACAACAGGCTCTTGCCAAGGCTGTCTCAATGGGTGGCGAGTACGGTTCACAGCCAACAATCGTGTACGGAACAATCCAAGACCTCTTGCAGCGTTTCCGTCCAGTTGGTTGGAAGCACTTCGTAGGTTACTCAGTATTCCGTCAGGAAGCACTGCGTCGTATTGAATCTGCTTCAAGCATCGGTGACAACAACGCTTAATTCCCGACAAGGAATTGCTAAAGCCCCTGCCGAAAGGTGGGGGCTTTTGCTATTCTTAAGACATGACTACCTTCAAACCGCCCACAGATAATCTTGTGAACTGGGCACTACCAGGGGACAGAGGTATCTTGGCTGTCTTAAGACCAGGTGCCCGTGGACGCAATGTGTTCAAACTAACAAACGGTTCATTCACGGAATATCAACCTGCCTACCCTGAAGATATTGCTATCACCTACCACGGTGGTCACATCCACACAATCACAGCACAAGAAGAAGCAGACCTGCGGGCTGCGGGATACGGAGACTACATTGAAGCATAGGGAAACACATCCAAGTTTGGATGTTGAGGGTTGTTTCGGATGCCGAGTAGCGGGGGTTCAGATGGGGTCTAACTCCACCACCACCAAAGGTGAATCAGTAGCCCACATTAACCAGCGTGAAAAGAACTGGCAGAAAGACATGCCTGCATATAAGCGTCTCCGCAAAGAAGGTTTGCAACCTAAAACGATTGACGGCTGTCATGCTGTTGAACAACTGGCTACTTCACGCCACCAAATTGAAGGAACGCCAGCACCTCTTTAGTGCTACAATCTTTGCTGTATGGCTCAACCCGCTGACCAAGACCTAATTATCACTCGTGGTGATACAGAAACCCTCGTTGTGACCATCACGACTGATGGGTCTACACCTGTTAATATCACAGGTCGCACCTACGCATCTCAGATTCGTACTCAGCAGGACTCCACCACTGTTAAGGCTTCGTTCACTTGTACTGTGACTTCTGGTGCTGCGGGGGAAGTTACTTGTGTATTGTCTTCTACTTCTTCGGCTGCTTTGTCGGCTGGGCTTTACTTCTGGGATTTGCAGGAAACCGCTTCAGGTGTTGTCTCTACTATCCTAGCGGGCACAGTCACGGTTCTTGCTGATGTGACGAGGTAGCAATGGCTACAACTAACATCATTGTTACAAGGGCAACTGAAACCGTAGGGTTGATTACTTCAGGAACTGTCACGGTTGTTTCTACTTCACAGTCTGGACCGTTGGGTGCTACAGGACCAACAGGTCCACAGGGTATTCAGGGTGTAACAGGACCTACTGGTCCAACTGGAGCACAGGGTGTTACTGGTCCGACTGGACCGACAGGTCCAACTGGGGCGCAAGGTGTTACTGGTCCTACAGGCTCACAAGGTATTCAAGGTGTCACTGGACCTACAGGTCCAACTGGACCTACGGGAGCCGCTAGTACCGTCACAGGACCAACTGGAGCAACTGGTGCAGCCTCTACCGTAACTGGACCTACTGGTCCTACTGGTGCTGCTTCTACGGTGACGGGTCCTACAGGGGCGCAAGGTGTCACAGGACCGACTGGAGCCACTGGCGCACCATCTACAGTCACGGGACCCACTGGACCTACTGGGGCTACAGGCGCAGCGTCTACCGTTACGGGTCCGACTGGACCAACAGGTGCAGTGGGAGCAGCAAGCACAGTAACGGGACCTACTGGTCCAACAGGTGCTACGGGTTCTGTGGGCGCAGCCTCTACGGTTACTGGTCCGACTGGTCCGACTGGACCCACAGGCGCAGCAGGAGCCGCATCAACGGTGACTGGACCTACGGGTCCGACTGGTCCTGCTGGTACGAACGGCATCATTGGTGTTGACGGAGCCACAGGACCGACAGGTCCGACAGGTGCAGCAGGTACTAACGGGGCTACGGGACCAACGGGTCCTACAGGAGCGACAGGTGCAGCATCCACAGTGACAGGACCTACAGGTGCCAACGGACCAAAGGGAGACACAGGAGCCACAGGAGCGTCTGCACCGACTCAAACAACAAGTAATCTAATGACTTACACAATGATGAACATGGAGTTCTAATGGCTAGTGGTGATGTATTCCCGAAAATGTTGGCTGTACCTACACAGGTGGGTACTACAACGACGACTTTGTTTACGGTGCCTGCGTCGCATCAGTACACAATTAAGCAGATTGTGATTTGCAACACGGACGGGGTGGACAGGTTGATAACACTTGCTCGTGGTACTGCGGCTACTGCGGCTAACTGCTTCACATATAACTTGCCGATTGCTGGTTACGACACGATTGTGTTGGATACTGGTTTGGTGTTGGAGGCTGCTGAGACTGTGCAAGGATTGTCGGATACGGCTTCTAAGGTGACTGTGACTATTACGGGTTGGGACCGCACTATCTGATGGCTATTTCTTCTTCGCTTGGTTCGTCTGCGTTGTTGCCTGCGGGTTTGGGGTTCCGTAATGTTTTGATTAACGGGGATATGCGCATAGCCCAACGCAACACTTCGGTAGCAAGCCTTACAAGCGGTGAAACATACAGAACTGTTGACCGTTATACATCTGCTTTTGGCACAACAGGGACATGGACAGAATCACAATCCACCGATGCCCCACCTGGATTTGGTAACTCACTAAAGTTAGAATGCACAACAGCCAATGCTTCGTTATCTGCTAGTTCCTATCTAATTTGGGGACAAAACATTGAAGGACAAAACCTTCAACAATTTGCTAAAGGAACCTCTAGTGCCAAACCTTTTACTTTGTCTTTTTGGGTTAAAGCATTTCAAACAGGTACCTATGTTGCTGAACTTTACGACAGCACAAACAGCCGCCAAGTAACAAAAACATTTACAATCAATGCTTCTGCAACTTGGGAATACAAAACAATCCAATTCCCTGCTGACGCAACAGGTGCTTTAGCAAACTCAAACGCCAACGCATTGTCTCTTTATTTTTGGGTTGTTGCAGGCACAACATTTACATCGGGTACAGCAACAGGGTCTTGGGCTGCTGCTTCCAATGGCAATCGTGCGGCTGGTTTGACTGTCAATGGTGCTTCCTCAACAAGCAATTATTTTCAATTCACGGGTCTACAGTTGGAACAGAACTACCAGCCAACCCCGTTTGAACAACGACCTATCGGTGTAGAACTAGCCCTATGTCAGAGGTATTACTTTAGATACACGGGGCAATCTGCTGGGTATAGCAGAATTATGTCAACAGGTTCAACATACAGTGGGTCGGCATGGGGAGGAGTCGTTGCGGTACCAGTAACAATGCGCTCAAACCCAACCGCAATAGAATCAAGCGGTATTGGCGTAACAGACAATGTTAGTTATGACTCTGGAGCATTTACATCCGTTGCGTTATCTAGTGCAGGTTCTCAAGTAGGCGGTTTATATCTAAGTTGCACTGGTGCTGCTGGAGTTTCAACAAATGGTTCGGGACACATATTAATTCTTCGTGGTGGTGCTTCGGCGTATTTAGGAATTAGTGCGGAGTTGTAATGTTTTACTATCTTGATTTAACTGACTACACAGGAAACACTGAACGCCATATCATGCAACCACTAAATGATGGTGGTGTCAGGTCGTTTCCACTTACAGACGACAATCCGAACACGGCTGCGTATCTTGCGTGGGTTGCAGAAGGTAACACCGCTGAAGAATGGAAAGGTAACTAATGGGGTTAACACAACAAATCGGTGCTAGTTCACTAATTAAGGCTGGTGTTATTGATAACACGGCTGCACGACCTGCATCACCTTACGAGGGTCAGATGGTGTACCAAAAAGATATAGACAAGGTGTTGGTGTGGAACGGGTCAGCATGGTTGTATTCATTAACACCACAAACTTTAGAACCTGGCGCATGGCAAACATGGTCACCAACTGTTACGCCTTCTACGGGGGTTTTCTACATTCTTACCGTAAACATTGCAAGATATACACAAATAGGAAAAACTGTTTCTG